TCAGTGTAACCAATTTTGGAGCCGAAAGCGATTACACTACGGAGATACAAGACGATGTAATCATTTACACCGTTGAGTATCGATTGAATACAATTAAACAATAAGGAAAACACGAAAATGGCATACTATAATGTATCGAGCACATCAACTCGTGCCGTCCTACAGATTTCTACTGCTAGCATCACACTTGCTGCCAATGGATATACTGTAGGTGCTGTTCAAGACATCACAGTCAACAACAGCGCAGGCACATTCAGTTGGACACAACTTGACAATCAAAGTCAATTAACAGTAGCAACCCCAGCAACAAATAGCGTAGCCGCTAACATTGTTGTTGACACAGAGACATTCTTTGCGACAAAAAATGGGGTCCCAGGTATTTTTCCCCTAAGCAATGACAAGACATTGGTATACTTCCGCGTATACTTCAATGGAACTGCTACTGGCGCGAAATATCTTTCAGGATCAGGTTACTTAACTAACCTAGCTCCAAAAGTCTCTCCAACAACACCCGTATGGATTACTCCTATTACGATCAGTGTTGATGGCGATTTGACAGCTGGAACTGCAGCTTAATTTAAGATAGTCTTAGATTAGGCGGAAAAGGACGGGTTTACCCACCGTCCTTTTTCTTTGGCTGTAAATAGTGTTGTTAAAAGGATTTATAGATATGGTAGATTTAGAAGATTATAATCGTAAAGATTTGTTAGAAAGCCTCGAAGCAGAGGTGGCCAAGAGTCTAGGTGAACTTAAATGTGCCCAGGGTGACTTGGATAAGATTAATGGACGCTTGAGATTCGCTCTTGCTGTCATTCACATATTAAAAGGTAAAAAGGAATAAAGATATGAAGTTAAACAACCTAATCGCAAAACCCCAGTTAGTTAAAGTAGAATTGAACGACGATGAAACAATCGCTCAATTCGGTGAACCCATTGAATGGTATGTATGGGATCGCCAAAGTCTTGATCGATTTTTGAAGTTGGCATCTAGTGATGGTAACCCAACTGAACAAATTGTTGAGTCCATGCGTGAAATGGTATTAGATGAAACAGGCAAACCATTGTTACAAGGAGATGATACTTTACCAACCGCAGTAATGTTAAAGGTAATGAATAAGATGATTGAAATGTTGGGAAAGTAACAACTGTTGGACCTAAGCGAGGTAGTAAACTAGAATCAGCTGTGTTAAGTATTGACACCCTAGCACAGCGTTATGGAATACTACCAAGTGAATTACTTGAAAAAGGATCGACATTTGATCTTTGGATATGTAATTCAGCTCTTAGGTTTCAGCAGGAAAAACAAGCCGAACAGGATGGTGACTTTAGTCATGTTAGTGTAGAAGAATTATTAGAAATAAGGGATAGTATACAATGATAAGTGTTAAGATGGATTCATCAAACTTAAATGCTAGACTTGCTAGACAACAAAAAGCATTGGCACAACTCCCAGACGAAGCATTAAAGGATTTTAAATCTCGCACTCCAGTAAGAAGTGGCAATGCGAGAAGCAACACACAATTATCAAGCAATAGGTCATCTATCATTGGAAATTATCCATACGCACAAAAGTTAGATGATGGATATAGCAAGCAAGCCCCAAGAGGAATGGTTGGTCCATTCTTAACTTGGTTTGCTAGTCAAGTTAAGAAAATAGGAAAAATGTAATGGCTGATACTACAATTAAAGTCGATGTAGACACACGCGATGCGATAAGAGCACTTAGCGGTCTAAAGACGGCGTTTGAATTATTAATCGGGGCAGCAACTGTAAAAGGCCTAATTGATTTTAGTGATGGTATTACTAGTTTACGAAATAAGTTGATTAGTATAACACCTGATCTAACATCAGTTAATAAACAGTTCAGTGCTATTGCTGCCATTGCTATTACAAGCAGAACACCTCTTGAAAGCGTTGCTGATCTATATTCTAGAATTCAGCGTTCAGCAAAAGCATTAGGTATTAGTCAAGCAGAAGTTGCTCAAATTACTGATAGTCTTTCTAAAGCATTATCAGCAAGTGGTATCTCAGGTAAGGAAGCTGCAGGTCCATTACTACAATTAGGACAAGCACTACAATCGGGAACATTCCAAGGTGATGAGTTAAGAAGTATTCTTGAAGCGTTGCCTCCAGTAGCACAGGCATTAGCAGATCAATTAGGAGTTCCAGTTGGGGCTCTTAAGAAACTAGGTAGTGAAGGACAAATTAATGCTGATGTCTTTGTCCAGGCAATGCGTAAGGCCAAAGATAGCATCGACGAAGCCTTTGGTAGAACAACTCCAACTATCTCTAGTGCTATCGAAGGCCTAAGAACCAATGCTAAACTAGCCTTTGATGAATTTGAAAGAAATACTTCAACAGGTAAAAATTTAGCACTTACAATTGAATACCTTGGCTTTCAAATCTTTAAATTAACAAAGAATATTGATCAAATTTCTTCATTCATTGGAACACTATTACAAATTGGTGCTGCCATTGCGGCATTTACAATTGCCGGCAGAGTTTTTAGAGCAGTAGTCGTAGTGATTGAGGGAATGGCTGCATCATTTGTCATGTGGCGAGCGGCCCTTAGTAATGCTATTGATTTTGTTAAAAATTTCAGCACAGTAATGAGACAGTTAGGTGGAGGCTTTGAAGCACTATGGGCTACACTAACGGTTATTTTAAAACCATTTAGTTCTTTCGTTGGTTTAGTCATTTCGGGTGCTGCCGCGCTTTATGCTTGGTCAGGTATCGGTGATCTAATTGATAAAGTCAAGGGCTTAGGTGACTCGACCAGTGATGGTGCTAAAGAATTAGAAGCATATCGTGAAGAACTAGCAAAGATGAAAACTGGTCTAGATGATTCTGCTAGTGCCAGTGAGAATGCCAAGTATCGTGCTGAAGAACTAGCTAAGAAATTAGGCATGGTTCGTCTAGAAATGCAACAGCAGGTTAATGGAGTTGAAAGAAGTTTAAAACAAACTCAAGAGCGTTTAGCACTTGAAAATGAATTCTTATCAATGAATAGAGAGCGTATTCAAATTAGCGAAAATGAAATTGCCATTGGTAAGGCAACAACAGATATTGACATTGAGCGTAGAAATGCCCTTGCTCAAATAACTGATCAATTGAAGAAGATGAATCAAGAATACGCAAATATGCGTGTTAAGGATAGCGATGGCGCCAAAGAATTAAAAGGTAGAATTGGAATTCTACAAGATCAGGCAGCACAAACAGATAAAATTTATTCTCAACAAATAGCTGGTATGGCTCAAGAAATGAGAAGAAATCAAAATTTAAAGTTACTTGAAGAAGATAGAAAGCGCAATCAAGAAATTATTATTAAATCAATTGAAGACCAAATCGCAAGAACAGAAAAACTTGGAGAGTCTCTAAGAAGCATTAATGATCAAAAGGTAAACTTAAAATTTGAAGCAGGTGAGATGGGTAAGAATCCTCTTCAAAAGCAAATTGATAAGATTGTAGAAGAAAGTCGTAAGGCCGCATTAGAAGCAGGCCGAGCATTCAGTGCTGCATTTTCAAGCGAAGATGGATTAACTGTAGAGAAAGCACAAGAACTTGCTGATGGTCTTGATAAAATTGCTAAAGGCTATCAAGGGATTGCTCAAGCACAAATTGATAACTTAAACAAGTCAAGAGAATTTACAACTGGATTAAAAGAAAGTGTTGGAGCATGGGCAGATAATTGGACTAACAATGCCAATGTGGCCAAGATGGCAGTTGACTCTATGACCAAAGGTATGGAGTCTGCTATTGATAAGTTTGTTGAGACTGGCAAGTTTAGTTTCGGAGATTTTACAAGAAGCGTTCTAATGGATTTAGAAAAGATTGCTATTAAACAGGCCTTAGTTGGATTTGCTAAAGCAGCCTTTGCTGGAACAGGAATAGGTTCACTATTAGGATTTGCAGCCGGCGGAATAATTCCAACAAATAATCCTGTTATGGTTGGTGAAAATGGTCCAGAAATTTTAGTTGGTGCTGCCGGCAAAAGAGTTATTCCAAATAATCAAATAGGTGGTGGTTCAACAACAATCATCAACAACATATCAGCCATTGATGCTAAATCTGTGGCACAACTATTTGCGGAAAACCGTATGACATTGTTTGGCAATGTTGAACAGGCACGCCGTGAATTGCCAATGAGGACAAGATAATGAGTTTACAAAAAATAGTCAATAAGGCACAGTCAATACAATTCAATCGCCGCAAGGTTGTTGGTATTCAATACACTCGCAGTGAGGTTGCCTTACGCAATGAAACAGTCACTAAGAATCCTTGGAAGTTAACCGTTACATTTCCGGCCTACTTACCATATGCTAGTAATCGCGATCTAATTGAAGCCCTGGACGCATTGGATCGTCGTTCAAATGAAACTGTATCATTCAGTGGCGCTACAGGACTAAGTTGGTTATGTGCTTATCAAGGTGACATGACTCTGGCACAACGCAACACATTAACAGTCTCTAGCTTTGTTGGCAATCAATTGATATTGACCAACTTGCCC